AGGATGCACCTAAAGTATCAGACGCGAAGAACGCCAAAGAAATCGAACATATCGTACCTCAAATGAGGAAAGCAATATCAGTAGGTAAGAAAGTGCAATTCAAAGATGGTAAACATCACACAGTTTCCAAGGCACACGCCGCTAAATTCTTGAATAAATACATGAGTGGCAAACCCGCTGATAAAGAAAAAATGCAATCGCATGCCCACGCAAGTCATAAGAACTTCATGGATCATGCAAAATAGTTTTAATAACCAAAAACACATAGGAGAGAAAAAATGAGTGGATGGGGAGCAACTGATTCAGACGAATCAAAACCAAAGTGGTTAACAGCAGACCAAAAAGAAGATGTCTTTGCTAACTCTAGTGGTTGGGTTGTAAAAGCTGGGTCAACTATGACAGGAAATGGCAATACAAGTGCCACTCCAGAAGTTTTAGTTGCACTTGGTTCACTTGCAACTTCACTAGGACAAGCAACTATTGATGCTGTAGATTGGGAAAGCACAGCTTTTGATGTATCCGATGGTGGAACACTTAAAATTAATGTTCACTATAATGAGGAAATCACAGTCGCTGGTGCTTCACCTCTAATGTATGTAGCGAACAACCAAGCAGGTGGCGGTTCAGCATCTAGTGTTACATTAACAATGGATGGAAGTTTACCGTTTACTGGTGAAAAACTTACATTTAGTGCTACGATAGGTGCTGGTGGCTCAACAATTGTTGCAGACGATGTACTTTCATTCGCAGCTCAATCGATTGACCTCAACGGTTCTACAATGGTAGACGCAATCGGTGGTGGAAATGCGGAGAGAGCAATCTCATCTGCACAAGCAACCGCTGGTGGAACACTAACCGCAACTGCATAAGGAGATAAAGCATGTGTAAATGTTGCAAGTGTTGTACATGTACATGCCCAGAGTGTAACTAATGGCTGATAGTAAACTTTCAGAATTAACGGCTGCTACATCTGTAGCAGCCGCTGATACCTTTTATCTAGTACAAAGTTCTACTAGTAAGGGTGTGACAGCTGCGAATCTATTCGCTGATGTGGCGACACCTGTATCTTTTTCAGATAAGGTATCAATCGCAGACGCGGATACAGTAACAGGGCCAGGCGTAGTCTCAGTCGCAACGAATGTGACTAGACTTACCAATCCAGGCACAGGTGGTACACTAACCATTGGTGCTGGTACAGAAGGTCAATTGAAAATTATTGTTATGGATGGCAATTCTAGTGCGGTAACTCTGACACTAGACGATTCAGACTTAGGTCATGATACCATTACATTCAATAATGCTGGTGATACGGCAACCCTCATATATACTAATAGTAAATGGTGGATGATAGGGGGAACTGCTACAGTCGCCAATTAGATAATAAAAAGATTTTATGAATGATTGAATTGAATGAAGATAATTATTTAGTATACGCATTGAAAAATTATAATAGTCCAGAGTGTTCTGGAATGGATGATTTTGAAGAGGATGTAAAACGGTTCAAGTACTTGAAGAGACTTTTTCGTAGGTATGAAAGAACAGAAGTCTTAAATGACCGACTCATCTTAAATCATCTTATCGTATTATACAATGTTTTTGACAAGGCTGCAACGCCTTTGTTATTCTATAAGATAGACAAAGAACATTGGTCTATACTAAAAACTTTTTTGGTATTCTTGAACAGGATGCCAATAGAACAAATAGTCACTGGTGGTGTTAGGGGAGATGATATCCAACTAGACATGAAAGTGATTAGTATTTTAAGGAAAATTTAATGTCCAGAGTTGTTGACAGTTTAATCGCATACAGGATACTGAGGATGTTCGCACAGCCTATTAAGAAACATCCAGCGTATCAGATGGGAATTGTCGATGCAGACGGTAACAAGATAAAAGAACCATCTGGTTCTCAAGAATTGGATGCCTACACATTACTGGACAAACTCGCTTTTAAAATTAAGCGAGCATTAATGAAGTCGCCTGACAGGACTGCGAAACGACTTCTCACATTTGCGGCCGCTATTGCACTTCTACGCGAATCGAAAGATGATGTAGAAGAGATGGAAGATGGTGAATTTGAGGCATTGCTTGATTTATATTCAGAGGATGAAAATGTAATCAAAGAATCAAAAATGCTCGAAATGGGGAGAACTCCGTTCACCTATTTTGCTTTGGATGAGGAGATTGCAAATGTAGCAGGCCCGATGGGTGGTGGCGCAATTGCTGGAATAGGAACTGGGGCGCAAGGCGAGCCAGGCAGAAATCCTAGTCTCATGCCTCTTCAAAGAAGGAAGAAAAAGAGGCAAGTAAATGGCAAATCAAACTAATTTAGACACAAAAATAGCTCTTATGGAGAATGATATCAGACAGATGGGGGGACTGTTTGATAGACTTGATGTATCCATAGAAAAGATTACAGAGTTAAATACCTCGATTAAGGAGGTTCTTGCGGTGCATGAACAAAGAATTACTGCCGCTGAGGTAGACTTAGAAAGAACATATGATACTTTTGAAGAGAAGTATGAACAATTACATTCGCGTATATCTACCACTAACAGGGAATTATCAAAAGAACTGAAAGATAACACCGCCGCTGTACAAGACACTTTGAAAGAACTAACTGCTCAAATAACTGAGCACGCGAATCACCATGACGATAGAATAAGGGCCCTCGAAAAAAGACAGTGGATGATGATGGGTGCTGCCGCTATTTTAGGATTCTTAATAGGAAACGCAGAAGCTTTATCGATACTTTTCTCTTGACATTTGCTCTCAGATATGAGATCATGATCTCGTGAATAAGAGAATAAGGAGAATAATATGAGTCATTGTGTGAATGATAGAATAGTAGATGATGCAATAATGACAGTTGCTAATCTAACAGATGACCAAGTGTGTGATGCAGTAAATTTTGACTATGGTATCAAAATGTATGATGTAAAACAAGCTTTAATTGACCATAAAATAGATTTCAAAAATTGTAAATGGTGTAAAGATTGTAAAGGACATTGGGACATGGATTCCATGAGAGACCTCTTGGTATCATTAACTTTCGATAATCTAATGTCAAGACCAGGCCCCCACGGTTAAAAAAATTTAAAGAATTCGCTTGACTTTTAATACACTTATGTGTATAATGTGACCTATGCTTTATGTAGATGTGAAATATATCAACTTGATATCTCATCATTTCGAGAAATTCAAGAAAAAGAATGATTATCTTTGGAATGTAAGATGCCCGTTCTGTGGCGACTCGCGTAAAAATCTCAATAAAATGCGTGGGTACTTTTTCCGTAAAGACAATAACATGATATACAAATGCCACAACTGTGGTTTTGGTGCTAGCATGAATACTGTTCTCAAAGAACTATCACCCACTTCTCATAAAGAATACTGTCTTGAAAAGTTTGGTGAAAATGAGAACAAAAATTGGGAACCAAAAGGTGCAAACTGGACTCCAAACGGACACAAATTGTTCGATGATAAACCAGTAGAACCGCCCAAGTTCACACCAAAATTTAGTTTATTTGATAAACTTGTGGATAGATTGGATACTCTTCCATACGACCACGAGGCAGTTCAATATGTGCAAAGTAGAAATATCCCAAATGATAAATGGGATCGACTTTACTATATTGACAACATAAAAAATATAGTCCAACTCAATGACAAATACACGGAATCAATAGTTACTGAAGAACCCAGATTGGTTATCCCCTTCTTTGACCAAAATGGGCAATTGATGTCGGTGTCTTTGAGGGCTATGAGGGGGGAAACACTAAGGTATATTCTTGTAAAAGTTAAAGAGGATGCACCTACAGTGTTCGGTTTAGACAAGGTTGATATGTCTAAACCTATATCTGTTGTTGAAGGCCCGATAGACAGTCTGTTTTTAGAAAACAGTATTGCCTGTTCTGGTACTGCCTTCAACAAGATTGAAGAATTGGGTATAGACCATGATAAGATTACAATCATATTCGACAATCAACCGCGTAACAAAGAAGTTGTAAAGCTGGTTGAGAAGTATGTCGAGATGGATTATAATGTTGTCATATGGCCTAGTCCATTGACTCAGAAAGATATAAATGATATGGTGAACGATGGTATTGATGTGAGCGATGTTATTACTTGTAATACACATAGTGGACTGAGTGCCAAGTTTTTGTTAAATCAATGGAAAAAATGTTAGGAGCAAAATATGGAAAATCAATTAAGTCAAACTGAAGGACTAATAGTTCTAGGTGTACTAGTTGTGCTTGCTGTTGTTGCTGGTTTTTTCTCTAGGAAGAAAAATGTAGAAGAAATTTTTGATGTGAAGAAAGTTGTCGAAGAAGATGCGAAATCTTTGAAAGGCGATGTTGAAACTTTGAATCAAAAAGGCATTTCTATAAATGTTGAGAATTTGCAAAAATTAACTAAGCAAAAACTCGATGAACTTGGAGAGTCTAAAGGTATTAAACTTGACCGCAGAAAAACCAAAGCAAAAATGATTGCAGACCTCGTGTCAGCAGTCGAAGGCAAAGACCACAAACTAGGAAAATAATGTATGGAAACACAAGTGAGTTTAGTTGGGTTTACCCAACCTTCAGCAGCAACTGGTTGCCATAGCGCAAATGAATTAATTGCATATGCAGCTAGGGTGAGTAACCCAGAGAATCAGGCGAATAGTAAAACCGCACCAAAGTTATTAGCTTATCTTATTAAGCATGAACATTGGTCACCATTTGAAATTGTATCTGTGACGATGGAAATTAAAACGACACGCGATATTGGTAGACAAATACTAAGACATCGTAGTTTTGCTTTTCAAGAGTTTAGTCAGAGATATGCTGTCTCAGAGGATTTTGAAAATCGAGAAGCTAGATTACAGGACGAATCTAATCGACAAAACTCTTTGGAGATGGGTGCTGATATAGAATCGGCACAAATGCGTGAACGGTGGAACATGGAACAGAGGAAGGTAATCAATCAAGCAAAAAAGGCTTACGAGTGGGCCCTAGATAATGGTATTGCAAAAGAGCAAGCAAGAGCGGTGTTACCAGAAGGTAATACTATGACCACCATATACATGGCTGGTACACTGCGCTCTTGGATTCACTATTGTCAGTTGCGGATGGCAAATGGGACGCAAAAAGAACATAGTTTGATTGCGAAAATGTGTTGGGATATTATTGAAACACATTTCCCAGATGTAACAAAGGCGGTAAACAATGCAATGGACTGATAAGGTAACTTCAGAAGACCTTGCAATTACACTGGCAAAGGCAGAAGACGAGAGTTCCGAGATAGAAAAGGTAAGGGAGAGACTTCCCTATGCCTTTCCTTGGAATAGGAGACTTGATGAACCATGTCGCGTGGAATGGAGTTCCACTGATAGTAAAGAGGCATTTGAATCAAACTCTATCAATCAAAAAGAACAGATTGAAAAGTATGGTTGGGATGAACATAAAGTTTACTATGATTTGAACTCACATGGATACAGGTGTGATGAATTCTATGAAGATAGAAATTCTTATGTTGGTATTGGTGAGTGTTTTACATATGGTACAGGATTACCAGCAGAGATGTCATGGACAAACTTGCTGGAGAAAGACATTGGTGAGAAGGTATGGAATCTAGGATTGTGTACTACTGGACTAGATACCGCATTTAGAACTCTTTTAACTTGGTTACCAGTAATCAAACCTAAAGCAGTTCTTATGTTGGAGAATAGTACACTTGCTAGGGAAACTTGGTACATTGATGAGAACAATGAGGAATGGAATACTTGCATTGGATTCTGGTCTGATTTGGAGTGGCAACAAGAGGTATGTCTTAGTAAGACAGAAAGGTATTTAAATAGAAGAAAGAATTTAATGGCCATCAGAGAGTTGTGTAGGATGGAAGGTGTTGAGTTTAAATTAATAACTGCAAAAGAAAGAAACGAAATAGGTTTTCGTGATTGGGAAGCAAATAAAGATACAAAATATGCATTAGCAAGGGACTTAATGCATCCAGGCTTGTATTTTCATCAATCGATGGTGCATCGATGGAAAGAGGAACTATAATGGCGACAGAGGATTATTTAGGAATTAAGATAGACAGGGACAGAGACCAACTATTTGATAAGTTGGGAATACAGCGCCTGCAAGAAAGTTACATGAAAGAGGACGAAGAAAGTCCACAGGAGAGGTTTGCTTTTGTAAGTAAACAGTTTGCATCTAGCGATGAACATGCTCAACGGTTGTATGATTACGCTAGTAAACACTGGTTGTCTTACTCTACACCTATTCTATCATTTGGTAGGTCTAAAAAGGGTCTGCCTATTTCATGTTTTTTAAATTACATAAACGATACAGCGGAGGGATTAGTTGAAAATTTATCGGAAACAAATTGGCTTAGTATGCTTGGGGGCGGTGTTGGTATTGGGTTTGGTATCCGAGCTAGCGATGATAAGTCTACTGGCGTCTTGCCACATCTCAAAACCTACGACTCAAGTAGTCTGGCATATAGACAGGGGCGTACCCGCCGAGGGTCATATGCTGCCTACCTCGACATTAGTCACCCCGATATTACAATGTTTCTCGAAATGCGTAAACCGACAGGAGACCAAAACCTCAGATGCCTAAACTTACATCACGGTATTAACATTAGTGATAGGTTCATGCAACTAATTGAGAAGTGCATGTCAGACCCAGATGCTGATGATAGGTGGAATCTAACAGACCCACATACAGGAGAAGTGCGAGATACCGTATCAGCGAAATCATTATGGCAGAAGATACTTGAAATGCGTATGGAGACAGGAGAACCATATCTACACTTTGTTGATACTAGCAACAGACATATGCCAGAGTGGTTAAAGGATAAAGGATTAAAAATTAGTCAGTCTAATCTTTGTTCTGAAATTATCCTACCGACAAATGAAAAGAGGACTGCTGTATGTTGTCTTTCGTCTGTTAACCTAGAACACTATGATGCATGGTCAAAGAGTACCACATTCTTAAAAGATGTGGCAGAAATGTTAGACAATGTGTTACAGTATTTTATTGATAACGCACCAGAGACAGTATCACGGGCAGTTTACTCAGCGAAACAGGAAAGAAGTATTGGTATTGGTGCATTGGGATTCCATGCATATTTACAAAAGAACCACATACCATTTGAAGGATTCATGGCAAAATCCACTAATATAA